TTCTACTACTTCCTCCTCTTCTACTACTGTATCTTCTAGGGCTACCTCTTCTGTGGTCTCCTCTACTTTAACATCACGTATCTCAGTAATCTCACCGTCTTTTACAACATAGATCTTATCCTCAATAGTGTGTTCTCCATCAGGTAATTTGTTCATATTTATATCTGTTTTTAATTGTGTTACCTCTTTTAATTTCATACCTAAGTATCCCTCAATGCTAAAACCTACCTGATCATTATCTACTAGATGGTTATAGTACTCCACATCAGTAACCTGTGCTGTTACCATTAGTGTACCTGTAGGTACTTCTATACCAAAACTAGAATATGCTTTATCCTTTCTAGGGTTGTCTACTATCCATGCCTCAAGTACATAAGCTGGAACTGTCTCAGTAGTATCATGCTCTAAATTGAACAGGTCCTTATTAGACATATCTTTCATGAACTTAGAATGGATCTTCTCTATCTCTTCCTTAGTAAACTTAACATAGTACTCTTTACCATCCTCATCATCTTTACGATAAATCTCCATAGGTATAAGAGCAGGTGCTACAATACGATACTTAACATTATCTTTGAATATCATTTGTTTAGCCTGAGAATTGAAAGCCATCCCCATTACTTTGATAGCAGGAGTGGATGTAAAAGCTATTTGTTCTATGCCTAAATCCTCCCCATTTTCAGAGTATTCAGGATCTATAGTAATTTTGTAAATAGGTAAATTATCTTTTGCCATACCTATATTAAATAAATTGTATATTTGTAAAAAAATTAACTATGATAACTATTTTAGGTAGGGAAATCCCTAACAGATTAGATGAGCTAACCATCGAGCAGTTTGAGAATATCACTGAGCTTAGCAATAATAAAGAGATAGATCCTATTGATAGGCATCTGCAGATATTTGCTAGCTTAGGCATCCCTGAGAAGGAGTTTTTTGATTATGATGTGGCAGATTTTATTGAGCTGGTAAAAGAATTTAACTCATCTCCTAAGATAGAGTATCCTACCATTGAAACCCTAGAGGTGGAAGGGTATAATTATACAGCTAAAATGAAACTAACAGTAAGAGATACTAAGCTCATTGAGAAGATAGCCATAAACAAACCTAAGGGATACGTATCTGAGATAGCAGCTATCATGTTTAAGCGTGATGATCTTACACCTACTGAACACTATGCAGATGCTCACATAAAGTATAAGGCTAACCTGTTTAAAAAACTTAAAGCTAATATTGCCATTCCTTACCTTATGTTTATAGCCACCAAAATTAACCACCAAGTAGATGCTGGATCAGACACCCCTACAGATAGCCCTGCCGAGGCAGTGGAGTGATGTAACTGTAGAGCAGTTCATAGAAGTTGCTAAGATAGATAAGACCTTAGGGGCCTGGTATTATAATAGTGAGGTGTTGTATATTCTTACAGGTGAGGATATAGATGATATGGATATAGATGAGTGCACTCAGATTGTCTCAAAGTTTAAGTGGGCCCTATCACAACCATCTACTAAATATAAGCATGAGCTCCTAGGGATGCAAATCAAACCATTAGCGAAGCTGTGCCTATTTGAGTATATAGATCTAGACTATTATTTCACTGAGAATTATGTTTACAATATAGATAAGATATGTGCTATCCTGTTTAGAAAGTCTAAGCTCAATGAATGGGATGAGGTAGTGCTAGAGCCTTATGAGTATGATATAAATACTAGAGCTGAGCTGTTCTTAGATCTACCTATCACAGATGTGTATGGTCTTATCAATGAGTTCCTAAAGTTTAGGGATAATTTTCTAAAGGTATATGCTAATCTATTTGGTGAGCAGGATGATGAGCTAAGTGATGAGGAGAAAGCAAAGCTAACACCTGAAGAGAAAGCAGAGGAGGAGGATGAGAAAAAGAATAGTAAGTGGAGCTGGGAGAGGATGATATACGGGCTCACTAATAACGACATCACAAAGAGTGAAGCTGTAGGAGCTCTACCCCTTACCTATGTATTCAATATGCTAGGTATGAAAAAAGAATTAGACATTTAAAGGGTAGCCTGATACAAAATCAGCAGGAGGATCTAATGCATAGAAAGTATATACTAACTTTTGGTTCTCTTTCATTACAGGCTCCCATTGATTCATTGGGTAATTCTTAGTAAGCCACTCAAAGTACTGTTGGTATATCTCTCCTGTTATGCCTAAAATTTGCATCTCCATAGTAAACCTATCTACAAATTCTCTAGGAGCTATTTGACCATCATTAGGACCATAAGCATTAGATGTTTGAGGCACCCCATTATTTAAAAAGATAAAGTAATACATGGCTATTATCTCTATCTCTAATCTCTCCATGTTTACTATCCTGGCATTTATCCTTATACTATCTACTAGTGTACTGCCTGTAGGATTAGAGATATCATCTCTTACTATTCTTTTAAGTACATTAGCCATCCTCCTACGTGTAGGATAGAGCACATTGAATATACCATCTTTTGCGTATGCCATCTTAGTAAGTCATTAAGTTAAGCCTTGTTACTGTAGTACTTTCTGTAAGTGTAGAGTTTTGCACTGCTGCTATAAGGTAGTATGCTGTGCTTAGTGTATAAGTTACATTAGTCATAGATGCTGAAGATAGATCTGTAGATATAGGGTTAGTTGGTAGGTAGCATTGCAGTGAGCTTATAGTGATATAGAAATCCCTTCCTACTCTTTGCATTAATCCTGAGCCTGTCATGTTTGCACCTTGAGCTATCTGAGTAGCACCCACTAAGCTATTGGTAGTGTTAATGTAGAATCTTATGTTACTTGTACCTGTGCCTCCTATCTTCCTAACTTGAGACCTTAGCTGTAATACTTTAGTAGCTACCAATGTGTTAGCAGGTATAAGGATAGATGCACTGATAGTATTGGCTGTAGAATTGTTTACTAATATCCCTGCATTATCTCCTACTGTTGTATATGGGCTAGAGCCACCACTTGCAGCTGCAATTATCTGAGCTCCTGTAATAGTATTATTTACCTCATTACCATTAATAATAGAGGTGCAGTCTAGTAGATCTGTTGCCTGTAAGTTGCCTATATGTGCTGGAGCTGATCCTCTCCAATTACCCCACCATCCCATAACTATATTATATTATTAAAGTGATTTGTTTAGATTGGCACAGCACAGTCAGTCCAGTCATTAACTGTTAGTGTAATACTCATCTGATACCCTGCAGCATAATCTAATAGATCATTGTTAAGGGGTGAGAAGGTAGGCACTCCTACCACATCAAAGCTATAGTCAGTGCTATCCATATAGTAGATGTACAAATCATTAAGGATCTGTTGAGTGTCACTAAGAATAGTGATAATGTTAGCCCTATCTTTTTGTATTATATCATAGCAGTAAATATCAAAGGTAAACTCTGTAGTATTTTCTGTAGGTATCACTCCACTAGGCACGATATATACCAAAGGATACTTCTCATTTTGAGTAGCAAAGTTATAAAGTTGTTCTTTGAAATCACTGCCTACTTTGAATACTTGCTTATGGGCTGTATAGAATGCAATGATGTGGTTTGTTATGGCTTGTAGACTGTTCATAATTCTGCATTTTTATTGATCATGTTTATTTTTTTCTGCACATTGGTTATCTGAGTTTCACTTACTACAGCTGTTACCATCATATTACCACCACCACTTGAACTGCTCACACCTCCTGCACTTACTGTACTTGAATTGTTACCCTGTCCGAATAGTTGTGCAGCCTGTGGTATCATGCTAGCAGTATTACCACCACCTGATGCACCACCTCCTCCACCACCACTGCCTGCTGATACAGGTGTAGATGGGGCTGTTAATAGTTGCTTAGCCTTAGCAATGTTAGTAGCTATCTGTATGATACCTGATGCAAACTGTGCAATACCTGCAGCACCTGCTGTTACACCATTCAATGCATTAGATTGTGATGCTGCTACTAAAGCAGATATAGCCTTAGCAGTATCTATACCTATCTGCACTAATGCACTTGCCTTGTTAAATTTGGCTAGCTTCTCCTGGTCTTTGATTAGCATCCCTCCTATATCAGTAATGCCTTTAGTGATATCATTAGCTAGGGTGAGCTTAGCATCCCTTTCTGCTGCTGCATCTGCTATCCTTTGTGTGGATGCATCTTTTTCTATCTTAGTTAATGCTGCCTCATGCTGTGTTTGTAGCTCCTGCAGTATCACCTGATTACCATTTGCCAGTGCCTGCTCTGTAGCATACTTAGCATTTAGTGCTGCTATTTCTTTTTGCTGTTCAGTGGCTGTAATCTCAAAGTATAAAGCATCGGCTGCTTTCCTTTTTTCTTCAGCTGCATCATCCTTAGCCTTTTGTCTCTTAGCATTATCTGCTATCTCTAGTGCATTGTATATATCTAGTTTCTCTTTAAGTTGCTCAGCTGTTAGCTTAGTATCTGCAATGGCAGCATCTCTTAACTTCTGATACTTATCAGCTTGCACAGCTAACTCTTTAGCCTCACCATCTACCATTGCCTCAAGTCTTAGAGCTATTAATCCTGCCATACTTTCTTTCTCATTTTGAGCTACTCGTAACTTATTAGCTTCTAACTTATCGTCAAGTTCTATAGTTTCTTGAGCATCATAGTATGCCTGTAGTTTTAATTTCTCTTTAGCACTGTACTTAGTATTTTTAATTAAGTCCTCAGCTTGCCTGTCATATTTCTCAACGATCATAGCTTGCTCTTTCTCTATCCCATCTTTCATATTAGCTAGCTCCTGATCTTTATTTTTTCTTTTTATTTCAAGCTCATTAGCTGCATGATCTATTACTATTTTAGTAGTCTCTTTACTTCCCTTTACTTTCTCTTTGTTAGCATTTGCATTAGCTTTATTCCTGTCGTTAATTATCTCCTGCTCAAATATTTTTAAATTATTTTGAAGGTCTAGTACTGCCTTTTGAGCTGCTTTATTTTTATTTTCATTTTCTTTTAGCATTTTGCCTTGTTCAGCTAGTAATTTATTATAAGCCTTAAAATCTCCGATTCTTTCACCTGTTGCATAAAGTTCAGCTAGGGTTAATTTATTTTTTTCCCTAATTTGTCCGTCAAGAGCATAAGTTTCATTTAGAATGCTATTTTGATATGCAATAGATGCCTTAAGCCTTGTACGTTCTAAGTCAGTTGTATCCTTACCCTGTGCCTTTAGTAGAGCAATCTCTCTACCCATTGCATCATCTGCTAAACTAAAAGATTCCTGTGCCTTAGCAGAAGCTTTATTTTTGGCAGCCATTAGGGCATTGGTTTCATTGATAGCAGTATCAGCTTGCTTACTAGCATCCTCTCCCTCTTTTTTACGTTTAGCAGCTGCCTCTTCTGCTGCATAATTTGTTACCCCTAAGAAATCACCTAGCATTTTTAACCCTGCTATGGCTGCATTGATAGGTAACATTAAATAATCTAAGGCTATCTGTAGCACTCCTATCTTATCTAAGAAAAAACCAATAGCTACCACAATAGCTACCACTGCTGCCACTATCAAAAATAAAGGATTCATAAGTATCTGCACCCCTAACTTTACAAAGGCACTGCCTAATGTACCTAGCATTGTAACAAAGCTACCCATCCCTTTCAAAATAGATGCAGGGTTTACAGTAGATAGAGTGGTTGCAAAGGTCTTAGCTTTAGTGGCTGCCTCTTCAAAGTCAAGGCTCATTATACTATTTTTGATACCATCAAATCCATTGCTCACCTGTTCAAACTTAGAGCCTGATGCAAAAACATTCACTGCCTCATTAGCATCATTTATCTGATCCTTTAATGCACCTGCTGCCATAGATAACCTAGCAATTTCTGCAGGATCTGTAGCATTAGCTATCTCACCTTTTAATTCTCTTAGCTCTGCTTTAATGGCCCCAAGTCCTGAGACCTTTATAGGTATTTCTACTTCGTTCATTATGTATAGTATTTAATTTCGATTGTTGTATTATTTAAGTAGCCATCAATGTATCCTGTACCTATTTGTGAGGTGGTTATATAGACTAGATTAGATGCACCTATATAAGTAGCAGAAACTATGCTATCATAATATCCGTTATTAATTATGACGGTAATAAATTGAACTACTATACCTCCTATGTTATAGCCATCTAAGTAACCTACGTACTCACCTACGTTTAACCTTGTCCAGGTGATGCCTCCTATGGTATCATTAATTACCTGAGCCATTGGATCACCTATCCCTGCCTGTGATAAGTTGGCAGTGTATACTAGTGGAGTAATACCTACAGGTACCCCATTGAAAGTGGAAGCTCTTAGGTTATCACCTACTAACTCATTTTCACTCACTATGTACCCATCACCTACTACCACTGATCTAGTGCCATTCACTATTGTATTACCCCTTCCCATAACCTGAGCAGTAGCCTGATTGCTAAACACATTAGAGGTAATCATTCTAGTAGTATTTATATTGCTCATGGCTAACATCTGCATAGGACCTATACTTGCAGGAGGGGTAGGGATGATAGGGCCACCCGGTCCCATGAAGGGGGTAAAGTTTATTTCATTGTCTATGCTGATGAGCTCTACCCTTGTGAGCTTGTGGCTGTTAGCATCATAATCAATTACTTTGTTAATATTCCACCATGAGTTATCTATCCTTATCTTATCATTTAACCTAAGAGCTTGGATATCATTTTCCTTCAAATCAAAGTTAGCTATTAGCATCTTACCGTTATTGATTTGGCCCATGGTCCTCCTCCAGTATCTATTGTATAGATTGTTATCGGTTAAGTTGCTAGGTTGGTAGTAGTAGAAATCACAGATAGCATAATTGATATCAAAGCTAGGGGTAAGAGGATCATCAAAGTGGCCCACTAATGGATAGCTAGTTAAGTTGCTTTGCCCTACAGATCCATAGTCTAATATACTATATGGTCCACAAGTTGCAAGGGGTACAGCTACCTCAGTTTTATCATATAAAATTCTTATGTTAGTATTTGGTGCTGCACCTGCTATCATAGGTACGAAAGCTCCAAACAAAGTTTTGATAACAGGAGTAGGGCTAAAGAGTATAGGCTTAGTGTCTACCTCCTTAACATACTCATTATCAAAGACCACCTCTACCTGCCCATAGATATCATTAGTGGCATTGGTATAAGTTGTATTAGGATCATCCTTATCAGGTGCATAAGTTAGTATTACTTTCTTTGCAGTAATCTCAGGTAAAAAAGATAGATTCTGTTCTTGGTCTTTAGCGAGCTTATTAGTCCAGTCTACCTCAGCACCACTATCATAGAAGTCATCCCTATTTTGCAGTAGCAGTTTGTTTGGTTGGGTGTTATCTACTGTTGCGTAAAGGTTAAACATATTGAAGATAGACTTAATGAAGTCACTCTGCTTAATCTTCTTAGGCACATAATCATTTACCTCTATGGTTCCACCTATGGCTACCACTGTACTACTCGGTACTATGCTTAGTTGTATAGAGTTAATCACTGCCTGTACTACTAACTGCCCTGAAGCAGGCACAGGTCCTGATGGTGATACTGTTCTCCATCCTCTTACAGAACTTGTATTGCTAGATGTTATTAAGTTATGCTGAGATACGTTAATACCTAAAGTACCTGTATCAGCTGTAGTAACTGAAAGCCCACTAAGAGGTATAGTAGTCTGAGCAGTTTGACTTAAGATAGTAGTGGTTCCTGCAGCTATAGTAAGAGGACACTGTACAGCATTACCAGCATTGGTATAACCTGCAGGAGGTGTACTATTTACGTATAGGTTACTAAAGGCAATATTTTGCCCTGATACCTGAACCCCTAACATTGGCTTATAAAATACAGGTGCAGCTACACCACCAACATTACCATATAAAGTACCTGCTGATGTATTGACTAAATTAAGATCATAATTAATAGTGATACTATAATCATATTGCTGAGCATTAGCTGAGCTAATATTAAAGGGTGTAGAGTATACACCTGTTACATCATTAAAGATATTTTGAGGATCTTCTAGCTCAGTCCATGCTGTGATGTTAATCTTAGTGGCAGGTGATTGTGTACTACCAATGCTAGCAATATTAGAGAAACCTCCCCAGTTGTTAGCACCATTAATAGTAGTGGCTACTGTCTTTTCAGCCTTTACTAAATAATCCTTATAGTCAAAGTTATCTACCCCTCCATTGTAAGGTATGAAGAGCTTATCAAATCTATCGTATGCAATGGTAGGCCAATCATATGTAAATCCTGCATCTGCAAAGATTCTATCAAAGTATATCCTGGCAAAGATGGCAGGCTTAAACTCCTGAGTGCTGTAGATGTATGCAGTATTAGCAGGTAGAAAATACTTGAAGCCATCCACTATAGTATTATCAAATCCCTGCACCACACTAAAGGCATCATAGGTATGGTTAAAGTCTGAGAAGTCTATATCAGTTAATTCCTTATTAGCTATAGCTGTAAAGAAATCTGCTTTGCTATCTTTGATAAGTACCTCATACTCTACATGCTCTTCATACCCATCAGTTAGCTGTGCCTTTAATACTGAGGTGAGCTGTATAGATACATCCTCCATAATTGGGATGCCATCCTGAATAACAGATCCTGTAGTAAGAGCATTGATATTGAAAGTGCCCTCCACTATATTCACATCATAGTAGTGGTTAAGCAGGTTGTTATTATTCTTGCTACCTGTTAGCGTGATGGTCTTAGAGTAGTTGCCCTTTCTTTGGCTAACATCCCTTATATCTCCCACTTGAAAATTCAAGGGGAAGGCTGTGCCCTCCTTTACATCTAAGTAGCCAGTAGCTAATTGTATCCTTACCATCTTAAGAGTTTACTATATTGTTATTAGCTAGCTTAACTACTATGCTCTGCTTAATTAGATTCTTGTTACGCTGCTTAAACTCCTCAAAGCTAGAGGTAACTATAGTACAGCTCACATACTCTTCACTCTCAGGCAGCTCACAATCTGCATCATAGTTGCTGATCTTAATGTAAGTGTTAGGTGAGCTGATTAACTCAGTGAAGTATAGAGCCATATCTTGGTTCATCCAGTCAGTGTTAAGTGCTATGGTGGTATCAGTAGCGATGTAAGTGTTAGTCATACCTGTCTCAGTGGTTTGATATAACCATCTATCTATACCTGCAGTCTCTACATAACCTGGTATATCCTTATTGAATTGTTCACGTGTTACCTCACCTGTAGTATATGCCCTACCTGTAAAAGCAAAGCTACCCCATGAGCCCATACGATCTAAGAATAAGATACTATGCTCTACTGTTCTCACTCTTCTATCTAAGTTCACGTAGTATCTACGAGATGATGGAAAGCCATTGCGTTCATACCTTACATTATACCATTCAGTAGTAGGCTTTATCATTGGTAGAGCACCTGATACTACAGATAGCAAGCCATAGTTGTTAGGGCCTATTGATATACCACTAACATGATCTACTGCTGTTACGTTCTTCTCAAAGGTATCACCATCTGAGGTATCAAAGAATATAGTATCAGGAGGAGTAGGTGAGCCATTAGCTACAGCATTAATCCATAGATCCTGGGATAAGGTAGCATAGAAATTTAAAGAGGGTAGGTTGGTTAAGAATTGATCTTGGAAGCTGTTGAGCATATAATCATTGTAGTCATAAGCAGGCCACTCTACCCATCTGATAGCTCCATTGAATACAAAGTTATTTAGTGATGTGATGATATCCCTAGTCACTGTCTTACGGCCATCTGCATAAGTGATAGCACCATTAATAGTTATATCAGTTACAGCTGCGAATGGTGAGCTCACTACTAGGAAGCCTACCCCTACAGATAGAACTGTGAAGAGCCCTTCTAGATTTGGATTAGCTACACCTAGATCTGCTTGAGTGATATTAATCTGATCACCTGCCACAAATGTATTAACCACGTTTATCTGCACATTGCCTGCATTGTTAGTTAGGTTAGCAATATAGTTAGTGGTAGTGAGATACTCTTCTCCTACCTTTACATCATACTTGTAGTGGCTATTGGTTGCATTATATGCTGAGGTGTTAGTCAAGTTAAGGTCATAGCTCACCTGAGCCTGTAAGAGCTTCGATAGATCTACCTCACCGTAACCTGTGCCATAGGTAGGCATCACCCTGTACTCTGCTATCTTGTTAGCTGTACCACTCTCATAGATATCAAAGATATATTTAAAACCTTGTAGGTTATTGTTTGAGCTATCATAGATAAACTTGATAGGGTTGTATGCAGGCATCAGAGGTTGTGCCCTTGCTATGTTTATAATTGCCATACCTATATTATTTTAATTGGTTATTTGTTTTTGAACTCACCCATGGCTATCATGTATGCCTGCTCTAAGAGCTGAAGGTGCAACTGCATCCTATCAGGTCTATTGAATACTATCCTCACTTGCTTACCTGTCTTATGGTATATGAAGGCTTGCACCACTTGTATCTTATGTAGGATATCAGAATGCATAGTATGAATCATCAGTGTAGTACTCCTGCCTAATGTGAGTAGTGGCATAACGGATGGCATCCATTGCGTCATCAAATAGTTTGACTGGTTCGTCAGTTATGAAATCCCCTATCTTCTTCCACTTGTAGTTCTCATACTCCCTTCTTATGGCCTTATCATCCTGGCATATTACCCCAAAGGTCTTAAGGTTATCTATCCCCTTCTTAACTACTTTGTTAGCATTCTGAACATCATACCCTGCTATGTTCATCTCTTGTATTATTTCTGGACGTGAGTAATCTGCTAAGATGGTTACCGTCTGCTCTATGTTCAGGGTTGCTAACTTCTCTATGAGCATGGTAGTAGTGAGGTAGCTTTCATATATCACAGGCTCTATGTAGATATCATTATCACAGTAGTACACCCTCATCAAAGCTGTGGGGTGATTGTATCCAAAGTCTAAGCCATAC